CTATAGCTGTAGTTACTAACTCTGTATTTGCAGGCTTATCATACATCGCCACTATCCTAGTACGCTACGGACATGACGAGGAGAAGATGAAGAAGTACTTAACTAAGGAACAGATAATGAAAGGTATGCTCTTCAAGTCAGGGTGGTTTACACTTGGCGCACCTATTACTGATACAGTGATGCAGTTACTAGGGGAGGATAAGGTATTCTCTTATGCAGGTACTCGCTCAGGCTTGGCATCAGATGCTCTTATGGGTTCACCTTCTATAGCCATCGCAAACGCATTAGCAGGTACAGCCAAGAGTTTAATAGCTCCTGTGTTTAATCCTTCCTATCAGTATAGCAAGCAGGATTGGCGTAACATCAAAACCCTTGCTCCTCTACACGGTCTACTTGGATGGGGCAACGCATTGGATTCAGTACCTAAATGGTTAGACCTTCCTGACTCATCCACAGTTAAAGAATAATGACTACAAACGATAAAGACTTACTCCTATCCCTCGGCAGACTTGAGGGCAAGATGGATGCTTTAATAGCTATTACTAACGCTCACAATGAGATGATTCAGAAACATGATGAACGTCTTCGTGAACTAGAGAACTCACGCTCTGCCCTTATAGGCGCAGTAGCTATCCTTTCCACAGCAATTAGTGCCGCCGTAGCGTGGCTCTCATCAAACTCACAGTAATGCCATACGATAGACACAACGAAGTTAAGCTACAGCGTCAGGCTATGTCTACCCTCGCTGAACAGCGGAGTACCGCGATAACGGTGAGTGTTCACGATGCTGCAATTGCGTTAAATACATCAAAGGTAACTTATCCACCCGCTGACGCGGCTGCTGTTGCTGCGATACCTGCGGGATTATCAGGCTACGAAGCACGTCTAGCATCCCTTGAAGCTGAGATGGAGTTCATACCTAAAGCGTTTGGTAGGTTCACCACGGCTGACCCTGCTGTACTCCTTGGCACAAGCTACAACGTGGCTTCTGTATCTCGTGGGGCAACAGGGCAGTACGCAGTAGTTTTGGATACCGATATGACTACAGCCAACTACACAGTTATGCTTTCCTACGAGGATTCAACTGCTACTATCCAAACTGTAATGGCTAACACCATTGCCACCACAGGATTCAACATCGGACTACGAGATGCGTCTAACGCATTCTCCGATGCCTCTGAATCTGTATCCTTTGCCGTCTACGAGAACAACACATAATGTACAGAAACCTCCGCCTCTATCTTATATTCCTCTTCCTTTTTCCTATAGCGTGTGCATTGACACCCCTTGAAGCGGGACTTGTTGGGGCTGTTGCAGGTACAACTACCACTATGTTACTTGATAGTGACCCCGATATAATCGTAGGGGATGGAGCTACGGTAGTCCAAGAGCAGGTGGATAATGCCTATGGACTACTCGCTGTGCTTATCGACAACGCTTGGTCAGTCGTTTTGGTTTGCCTTTTGCTTTGGATGCTTCCCAATCCGTCATCGTTGAAGAAGCTTCTGATGCGTGTGAAGTCGAGTAAGTAACTTTAGACTCTGTGAAGTGCAGTAGGTAATCCACAAACTTAGGGTTATCTATCAACACCTGATATAGCACCTGACTTAGAACATACACCTCTTGGTGTGACATCTCTAAGTAGAGGAAGTCATCAATAGCGTGTATTAACTCGTGCATTACGGTGGTACGTTCTTGTACTGCACCGCATTCATCGTTGAGTGTGATGGTCATTTCGTTACCGTCCCACACGCCGAAGACTTCCTCTTCAGGGTCTTCGGGCTTACTGTTAGAAACAATCAAAGGTATCGAAACACCGAGAAGGCGTATGTGTGTAGGTCTATTCATCTTCAGGACTCCATAGGTTTGTAGTATCAGATACAAAGATGTACTCCTCACCTCGTAGGATGCGGGCAACTTGTGCTTGTATTACAGCATCGTCATAAGAGATGCCTTTCTGTGCGAAGGCTTCCAATACAGCTACCCACATATCCTTATGAGGTACGTTGAGTATCTTAGCGGCTGTCTTTGGTCCAATGGACGGGCATCCTTTGTACCCATCAGTTGAGTCACCGCATAGGGTCTGATACATATGGTTGTAGTGAGCATCTTCTTCAGTCACTTCCACAACTCCGTCTTCAGGATAGTTAGGATTGTAATGCAGTCCCCCTACTGTTCGTAGGTCTTTATCTATTGACACCATGATGCCATCCCAAGAGAAGAGACCGAGTAGGTCATCAGCTTCTAGCCTGTCCACAGTCTTAGATTCGTAGGTCTTCTGCGCCCAAGCCTTCAAGGGCTTCAGCACTAGAGGCTTGCGGTTCTTCTTGCGGTTAGCTTTGTAGGTAGGCAGTAACTCCTTGCGGAAGTTATTGTCACCTGAGAAGCACAGTAGTATCGGGAAGTCATCGGGGAACTCTGCCCTGATAGCTTCAATCTCTTGTTCAAAGATTTCCTTTGCTGTGCCTATGTTTGAGTGGAGAGTCCATAGGTCATCTCCCCAATCAGTCTCTATCTCAGAGGCGAAGGATGCTTTATAGAGAGGCACATCGGCATCTATAATTAGTAGTGGTAAGTCATCTTGCATTGTTTCATTTATTATTATAGGGTAGTGTAGGAGATTGTCAAGGATAATATTAACATTCTAAATCGCTCATCCTTTCCATGAATCGTTGGTCTTCAAGGTGTACATGGTACGCCATGTGTAGCTCATCCACAGTTTTCTTGAGTTCATCTACGTTTATGATTGCGTCACCCTCTGCGTTCTTAACGATGACATCTCCATCAGGGTAGAGCGCGAACTGTACCTCGTCGAATTGGTCAGGGTCAGATGGGTAACAGAAGTTTTCAGTCTCGATTGTCTTGATTGGTTTCATTTTGTTAGTGGGTCTCAGCCCAATTGTTTCCTAGTTTATACTCACCATCCATAGGACAATGAATCTTGAATTGTTTACCTGCGTGTATCATTGCTGACACAGCAAGTTGTCCGACTAGCTCTGCTTGGGATTCTTTAACCTCTAGCTGTACCTCGTCGTGGACATGGAGTACTAGCTTAGCATCTAATCCCCCCCTGTCAATAGCTTTCATTAAATTAACTGTAGCTTGCTTCATTAGGATTGCTCCCGTTGATTGCATCAGTAGGTTCAGGGCTGAATGCTGTGAGCGTACAGGTAGCTTCCTGCCATCTACCCCACGCAACCACCCTCTCTTACTTGCCACACCCTTCACCTCTTTGATGAGGCTGTTGAGGGCAGGTATAGACTTGAGAAATCTACCTCGTAAGGCACGTCCTGCGCCTTCACCACGCTCTACTATCTCACCTATCTTTGCATTACCTGCCCCATAGAGGAAGGCGTAGATGAAAGTCTTAGCTTGGTCACGGGTATCTAACCCTGCCGCCCATTGATTGAGTGTGTGAATATCACCTGATAGTATCTCATTAACATACTCACCGTCATCCCAATCGTGCATATAGTGAGCGAGACACCGTAGCTCTAAGCCACTCATGTCTGCGCCTACCATCTTGTATCCCTTACGGACGTTGAAGATAGAACGACACGCTGTACCGAACTCAGCCCGTACCGCAGGTACTTGGCTCATGTTAGGTGCGCTGTGTGTGCATCTACCTGATAGCGCACCGTTGTGATTGATACGCCCGTGCATCCTACCGTTCTTCTCTAGCTTGAGCCATGCGTTATCACCCTCAGCTACCTGACCTATGCGCTTGCATAGCATCATGTACCTAGCTATCAACTCAGCTTCGGGATAGTCTAGCCCACTCAGCACATCCTCATCGACACGGGGCTTACCTGTGGGTGAGAACTCAGTAGGTTTCCAACCATGTTTGTCGATGAATGCCTCAGCTATCTGTTGCCTACTGTTGGGGTTAAAGTGTTTCTCCGTAGTCTTGAGAGGACCTTTAGTTAAAGCCTGCCTGATGTTGTAAGTAGCATCTGATTTGATACGATACTTGTTACCCTCAGCATCTAGCCAATAGGCTATGGTCTTAGTCTCTACTGTGATGGGAGGAAACACCTTTGCAATTTCCTTTAACACCTTATCCTTCTCACTAAGCAGTTCACCATATAGCTTAGCACAGGCTTCAGTATCAAACCCCACACCGTTACGCTCCATCTGCACCAAGTTAGTAGCGAACTCATGTTCGAGTACGATGCTACGGTTACTCATCTCTAGGTCGTTGAGCCTACTAGCTAGGTGGAGAGTCACGACTGTATCTTGAACACAGTAGTCACCCATGTCTAAAGTATACTCAGACCAATCAGTATCCTCGTGGCTAAATTTACCCTTCAGAGTATCCAAGCGGTAGCCCCATGCCTTGAGGGAGTGTGACCCACGATACTGTTTAGGTATCTTCTCAGCTATGTAATCTGTATCCATCAGGTTAGGATAAGCAAGGCGAGACATCACTAAAGTATCTCGTACCCTCGCTTGTGTCTGCCACTTAGGGTATAGTTTCTTTATCACGGGTATGTCGAAGCCTATGATATTATGTCCTACAATACACTCAGCGTTAGCCAAGTGATGTAGTGCCATCGGTACATCATCCTGTGCGAATAAGGAAGTGTCACCGTTAGGCGTGGTAAGAGCTATGCAATGTATCTTAGTACACTCGTCTAGCAATCCATCAGTCTCCATATCGAATATGAAGGTATCGTTTGTTTGTTCTTTTAATTGTCCCATTGTTTCTATTAGGTCAGGTCGTGGTTGGTTAAATGCCATCAAGTCCATCTTGAATGAAGGGCGAAAAGGTTTATCGTTCTCGCGTGGGTGTAGTTTGAAAGTATATGAAATCATCGTGCATACATAGCTTGTTCTCTAGCTATATGAGAGATTGCGTCTGTCTCTTTCAGTCTCCCTGTTTCACGGGAGTATTTTAGGGTGCAGTTTATACCTGTCTCCCCTGAGTATCTGTTCTTCAGAACTCTAACGGTGGTTACATCAGCATCACCTTCAGCTTGTTGGTCTCTCTCGAATCCAAGAACTAAATCTGATAGCTGACCGAGCGACGCGCTACCTCTTAGCTGTGCCAAGCTAGTCTTCGCCCCCTCTTCGTGCGCCTTACCTTCGGGTCGCTTGAGGTGTGACACAATAATGAGTGCTATGCCTACCTCTTCTACAAGAGAGCGTAGCTTAGTCATAATATTATCAATGCGCCTACGCTCATCGCCATCTTCATACCCTGATACCATGATAGATATGTGGTCAAGGAATACATACTCTACGTCGAGAGCCTTCACCATGTATCTTATCTTACCTAGTAGGTGGTCGGAGTCCATCGAGCCGAAGTGGTCATACAGTACACAGTTACCTGTACCCATCGTAGCCTCGAATGCCTCGTGTAATCTCTCCATCCCTACATCAGTACCATGTATGTGGATGGGTAGGTTGAGGGAGATACCCATGATACCCATAGCTGTACGCTTCACGCTCTCTTCTAACGCTATGTAGCCCACCTTCTTGTCATTGATTATCAGGTGGTGTGCTATCTCTCGGCAGATGCTAGACTTGCCGATGCCCGTGCCTGATGTGAGTGTGACTAGCTCACCCTTGCGGATGCCGTAAGTCTTATCATTCATCCCCGCCCAAGGGTAAGGGAAGGATTCTGAATCGTCCACCTCTGACACCTGTTCCCATAGGTCTTCACCTAAGACAACACCATCAGGTCTGAAAGGTTTAGCACCCCATTGGGCTGACACTATCTCACTACCTCGACCTGCCACTAACATCTCGTTAGCATCCTTCAAGGGTAGCGTAGCTATCTTAGCCTTACCGACTGAGAGCATGAGGCTACATCTCTCCGCCGCCTCGCGTCCTGCTTGGTCGTTGTCGAACATGAACACTACAGATTCAAATGTCTCTAGCCACTCAAGGCTACGAGCCACAGCTTTATGCGCACCCTGCGCACCGTTAGGTACGGACACGGTAGCCCACTTGTTACCTGTCTGTTGGCTGACTGATAGAGCATCTATCTCTCCCTCAGTTACGGTGACCATCTTGCCACCGCTTCGCCACAGGTGTTCACCATACAGCCCCATCTTCTTGGAGTCACCAAGTATCTGAAAGGATTTGTCAGGCATCCGTAGCTTCTGTGCTATCGGTACACCTGCATCGTTACGGTACGTCGCTACCTGCATAGGCTTACCGTGATGTAGTGTTACACCATAGTCCCATTTCTTACAGGTCTCTTCGTTCAGCCCACGGTTAGGTATGGCTTGGTATTCTCTGTCTATTAAAGACTTAGATACTTCGGGTTGATTCTCAGAAGCTACACCTGCTTCTTGCTCATGAAATCCACACGAAAAGCAGAAGCCATGTGCGTCATCATATCTTGCAAGAGCGTCTGAGGATTTGCATTTCGGGCATGGTTCATGTCCGATAAAGTTACTGTCTGAATCAAGACGTGAGTTGTTGGTATTGTTGTTGTCCATCGTTTTGTTTCTATTGATGCTAGGATTCTCTTATCGTCCTCGATTACCCCATGCGATTGAAGCGCATCCCATAAAGCCTTGTTGTAATTGTCAAGGTCAGGGTTAGGGTAGTCGAGTTTCGTAGTCTTCGGACGTTGCACTTCAAAGATTTGTGCAATGAGTAGAGAACTATTAAGAGGTAAAATACCTTCAGCCTTTGCTTCCTTGATTGCTTGCGCTATAGGTACATGGATGTTCTTTCGATACTCCGTGTATTTCTTCCCATAGTAAACTCCCCACTTAGTAACGCGGGGTCTGCTCGCAGGCACAGGGTTTTGTTCAAGCTGAAGGTATAACATTAGAAGTTGAAGCTGTCGCCTCCTTCTACTTCACTAAAACTTTCAGCACCCGCAGGTACTGATGTCTTAGCTGTTCCTTCTACAGCATCGAAGTCATCTGCTGATGCTTCATCGCCGTAGTAGTTAGCGTCAATGATTTGAGCCGACACTATTTCAAATGTAACTCCCACCTTTGGGTTACCATAAGGTTTCATTCCGATTGACATACGCAGTTTAGTTCCCTTGCCAATCGAGCCTTCAGGCGTGAATGGGTTTAGGTCAGCACCGAACAGCACAGGTGGTTTGTTCTCCCACGTTGAGCCATCCTTCCTGATGCCACTAGCTTTACGCTTGCACTTAATCACGAGCTTACCTGTTTTGTTTCCTTCCTCATCGACGTGTTCTTTAATCGGTAGAGGGTTTGTTGCTTTGGAAGCACCGAAGTGTTCGCGTGTCTCTGTGTAAAAAGCCTCAGCATCTGCAACAAATTGTTCTGCATCTGCCGTGTCCACGATTAAGTCACAGTACCATTGAGGGTCGAACTTTGTATCGGGTGCTTCGTTTAAGGCACACCATGACGATGTACCGATTGGGGTTGTAAGTTTCTTAGTTTTTACCATTTTTTCCTGCCTCATTCTAATGAAAGAAGTATAAGGACTTTGTTAGTTGGTTAATGTCTAATGTTCCTGTTGAGAGGAACGGCAGACGTTCGTTGTAGGTATCAGGATATGATTGCCTGATGTCCTTGTCAAATGAAATCTGAAGATTATTTTGAAAAGTATCAATCACTACTTCTCGTAACCCTCTAGCTAGGGCAGGCGCATCACACACATGAGTTGCGAATGAGTCATGCACCATAGCTAG